GTTCCGTTTGTGTAAATTCCATAGCATCCATCCTTTTCATCAATGACTTGAAATATCATTCTCTCTCCGTTTTATATAATATAACACGTTGAGTATTTTTGTCAAGTATTTTGTGCTTGTTTTTTTAATTTTATTTTCTTGAGCACATCAAAGCTACTGCCGCTTTTAAATTTATAAAGCTGGCGGAACTGTTCGTTAACATAAAGCATAGCTCTGGATTCGCCCAACACTCTATAATAATAATTTGCGTTTCTTTTTATTCTTCTCAAGTCTGCTGTTCGGAACGGCTTTCTCTCTTCAATGTTTCTCAAGTCAATGTATATATTATTAAAGAAAGCATAGTTATATTCCTTGTTGATTGAGTCAATATTCTTAAGAGTTCTTGGTTCGAATCGACTATGGGTGTGACCCTTGCTACAAACTCTAATTTTTCTTTCTCTGGGGAATAGCCTTACGAAATCATTGTAACCTTGAAGCAACAGTTCTTTCATAATTTGGATGTCTAAGAATCTGGCCTCAGTGAAGTTTTCGTCAAAAACATCTTCAATGTTGAACACATCGTGAGATCTCATGTATGGCAACATAGCGGGGCTGGACAAATCAGCAGCAATGATATGTGGGGCGTTTTTGGCTATTACCAATCCATAATATCTCGCAACTCTAAGGTAAAAAGGAAAATTGGAATCTTTTAAAAACAATTCATCCTTTGGTGCATCGTCGGAAATATCTAAACCAGCAATATCAACTGCAAATCCCGATGAAAATATATCAGAATTCTTACTTCGATGATAGCCAGTGAATGTTATTGGAAAATTCTCTCCAATGATTTCCATAAATTCCACTATGTGTTTGCAGTATTGGCCAAAATTTAAAATTCTTGGTAGATAACCAGAATTTCTAAGAAAAATATCATTAAATTCTGCTGATTGAGCCTCCATATACTCTCGAAAATTCTTTACTGGTGAAGTGTATCCCCTAACAGCATTGATTTTAGCCAAATAAGGGTGATCATTGTTGATAATTCTTAACTGACATGCACGATTCATATGATTAACAAAATCAGTAAAAGCAGAAGCCATAAAGTTTTGCAACATAATAGTGTTACTAGAGTCTGTTAATGAAGTCACAGGCACTAGTTTGTCTTGTTTAGCTAGCATTGGGTTGCCTTTGGTGTCGACTTTGCCGTACTGTGTTCTTTCGGCAAAATTAAAGTCCAAAACATTTTTTGGACCGAGGCCTCCACGCTCAGAGTATGCGAATCTTTTGTAGTTTCCCCTTTCGATCATCAATCTCCTAAGGGGAAGAGTGGTGTTGTTGCCTCTCAATTTTGTCATACTATTGTCTCCTAATCTGGCTTTTTATTGGTTTCAGCAGCGGCTTCTTCCAGATACTTAGAAGTGCTAGCGGCAGTTGCTTGCGCTTCTGCTGCATCTTTTTCTTTTTGTTCCTCAGCTTTGGCTTTTGCTTCCGCTTCCTCTGCTTTCTTCTTAAGCTTTTCTTGGCGCTTTTTGGGATCTAGCCTTAGTGAATCTGCCTCATCAAGCAATTCATCTTGAATTTGTTGACACTGATGACTCAATACCCCTTGGGTTCCACCTTTAGCTTGATATTTTTCCCCTCTCTTTGGAGGCGGTTTGCCCACCCGAACACCTCTTCGACCATCACCAGAGTGCACCCATTGCACCGTCAATGTTGTCTGAAACTTGCCGGCTTGAATACGTGATTGTACTTTTATCACACTATGATACCCTCCGAATCCCATTGCGTTGGCTATCGATCTACCGGAGAACTTCGTCTTGCCTTTGTTCCATTGACCACCAGCACCCGGATCACCGAACTCAGTGCCTCCAATACCAAGAGGATCAATATAAAGCTCCATCCCCGGATAATATATGGTATTTCCAATCATGTCAACAGTGACATTGTACACAGCCCCAAGCTGTGCAATACCAAGGTCACCTTGTGCCATAAATCGAGATTCCCTCAAGAAAGCGATATCACTTTTGTTGAATGTCATCTTCTTAACCAAACCAGTTGGGGCACCAATATAAAAGTGGTGAACACCTCGATCCAAATCCTCTTGTCGGTTGCCTCTTCCCGGAGGACTCAAGTGAGGAGTTATATATGAGTATATAAACATATAACTGAGCATCTTATTGGCATCGGCAATAGAAGTTTCCGTTTGAAGCGGAAGAATATCACTGTCTTTGCCTGAGTATTCCAGTTGTGCGTTTATAAAACTTCTTATCGCACTACCACCATTTTTACCTTGCCTTTCGTAAGCATATTGAAATGGATCTAGACTTTCCTTTGGCTTGGTATACAACGGCATAGTGTAAAAAGATATTCTTGACTCTTGATTGGCATTCTGGCATATAGATCCCAGAATATCAGATATTAAGTTATTGCACAAATCTCGTATAAAATTAATGATGGGATATGCTAAGAGTTTTTTCTTAACAATATGCTCGGTCATCCACTCATAAAAATATTCTGCTGCCACAGGGATGTTGGCTACATTACAAACTCGAAGAGAACCATCAAAGTCATAGTAATTGATGCCCCCTAAGAGCATTTTAACTCTTTTTCGTTCATACTTTTGATTCAAATTGGGATCATCATGATACATTGAATCTAAAAGAATATGGACAAGATCTCCAATATAAAAAAAGTTTATTCTAGTGTTCTGACCGATGTTTTCATCTATAAACTCTCCGCCCTCGCCCTTGGAGTCTGCTTTTAAAAATAGAAAATCAGGGTTGCCCCTCAAGTTTACCGTCTTTTTTTGTTTTTTGGCTGCTTTTTTGCCATCAATATTATCTTTTGTTTCTCCGGCTGCTGTTTTGACTACAGAGTTCATTCTAGGTTTGTTGACAAAAAAACCATTTGTCTCAAACTCATGCTTACTAACCAAATCTATATCTACACTATAGATTTTTCCTGAGTCTATTAGCCTTGTCATGATCGATCTTCTAGCGGTCGCGCCGAGCATCTCATCGGCTTCAGTGAGAGCTTCTAAGATCTTTTTCATCTCTTGCTCAGTACAGCCTTTTTTCTGCGCCTCATCGAGTTTAGCCTGTCGTTTGTTTTTCATCTCTAAAACAGCGGGACTCGTCAGGGCATCCAATTCGTTCATCTTCATCAAAGATTCAACATAGGCTCTGAATTCTATTTTTATATTGACACTACCATCTTCATTTAGAGATATGTCCTCTCCGACACGATTAAGATAGTATGACTTGTTTGTTTTTGAAATCTCATCTGCTACATGGGCACCCGAATCCGGTATACCAGTGGCAGCACTAATTGCTGCTTGTGTCACTCTATCTATTGGTTGATAGCCCACGTCGAGTCTAACCTTGTAGTTTGAAGGGTTATATTGTTTACCTTCTTGTTCGCCTCGGCCATCGGCTCGGCCTTTATAGGAAGGATAGACCACCAAATCAGAGAAAGAATATTTGCCGTCCGGGCCTTCACGTTCTCTAAAGAAGTCAGCAAAAGTAGCAAAGAAAAGATTCAACTCTGCCTTGATATCATTACGAGCAGCAGCAGGGTTGGTTCCCTCAAAACTAAGAACAAGGTCCTTGACCCCGGCACCATTACCACGGTCAAATTTGCTGTCCATCATTTTACTAAGACGTTCGTATGGTGTACCAGTGCCTCCAGAGCCCAAGCCCCCTTGGGGAAAGACCATTTCAATTTGCTTCTCCACACCATCTTTTTTAACTACCAAATATAACCTAAGTAAAGGTGTTAGCATTGTCAAAGCTGCGGGGTTTAAAGACTCAAACCCTTTTAGGCTTCTGGGTACCAAAACTTTTGTAGATAAGCCATTTTGATCCATGCTTTGTTGCATTGCTATTTTATCTTCTTCATTTTTTGTTTCTTTTGCAACAACATTTGTTCCGTCTTGTATTAACCAAAAACGACCATTGTAAGGAAAGCCATTTTTATGAAATTCATCTTTTTTTCCATTAACTCTCGCTACAATATATTTGTTATGTTGGCTAGCTAGCTCTCCCATGTTACCCAACAAGGCACACTGTTTGTAGAATGTATCAAATCTTTTCGCAATCTGCTTGGCGTCTAATCCGCCTGTCTCCATCAATTCTTCTGCTAAATCTAAGTTGGGATCAGCCAGAGTGTCACCCAAAGCTTTACTTTCGGCATCGCCAAGGTCATTTTCGGTCAAACCTATTTTACCACCTTTCATCAAAGCCTTGGCGTTAATTTGCGTATACCAACTGTTCATCCAAACAGAACCGATAAAGGCCATCAAGGCAATGCCTATATCTCTAGCATACAGTGTGCCTAATTTGTTAGCGGTCCAATGGCTTTCAATAAACTGCCCAAGTTCTTCATCGGAGTTAATACCGGCTATTTTATATTGTTGCGGCTCCCAACCCATTCGCCTAAGTTGTCCGTAATATGGTACCCTTAAGCCGCCAAGGCCTGTGGCAATTGATGCTTCATTCTGTTGCCAGTGTACTGGTGTAAATTTTCCTTTGCGATAATACCACCCAGCGATCATCATCTGTGAGTATTCATGAAGATACATATTGTGAAAAAACCTTGACCAATGTTCATCAACCTTTGCGTTTGCTCCTTGAGCGGTTAAAGCATCTATTAATTTTCTGGGTGCATTTATTGATTCATATTGTTCTGGCTGTTTGGCCTGAAAATTAGCTAGCATGGCTGGAATGTCACTAACGGAAACTCCAATTGACGCAAGATAGCTGTTTTCTGGAATCTTCTTTTTAAAAATATTCGCCGTCCCAAAACCCGGTATCTTCTTATCTATGCGCACAACCTCACCGGAAGGTAGCTCAATTTTAGCTCTGGCTGTTTTTTCATCCTCTTGAGTCACCTTGGCATGGATAAGCCTATCTAAATCATTATAAACTTCAGCAAGAAAAGTTCCGCCAGCGTTGCTGTTGATCCAATTCTTGGCATTTAAAATCTCCCAAGTCCAGCGTTTGGCTTTTGTACTATAAGGTGCAAGATGTGGCCCCATTAAGAGCATATTCGTGCCCTTGTTTGTTGTGTTTGATAAAGGGTTTTTTTGATTTTGGCTATAAAAGTGAGCTAGCATTGTAGTCATGTTTCTATTCGCACCTTGAGTCTCATATATCATAGGAAACTTATACTCATCACCAGAAGCAAAAATAACCGACATCTCTGGTTTATCGATAAATTCTATTTTTTGTTTTGCTTCTTTGGCAAAATCGAAACACATTGTAACAAAACGATCCTTGTCTATTACATTGAGGTCGGCCGCGACTTTTGACGCCGATAATGCTCTAAGATACATTTTCCAGAGTTCACCTTTATTTTGTCCTTCCGCAGAAGTTCCATGAATAAAATTGGGCCAGCTAGACATCAATGATGAGCCATGATCTACAAACGCCTCTCCAATCAAAGGATAGGCACTAAGACCCTTGGCTGTATCTTTCTTAAAGTGGTGCCATGCACCACCAGTTCCCAGACCATCGGCATCGATTGCTATTCCATCCCAAGATCCTTTGTCATCATTTCTCGACACATGCCAGCACTTTGGAGCCCAAAAGCCGATCCACTCATCGGTTCCATAGCCTGTTCCCAGCTTATGTGGATTCCACCCTGTTCTATTGATAATTGTCTTCCAGAACCTAAGAAACGTAAAAATAATTGAGCCAGCAGATGTTCCCTCATCTGGTGTTGCATTATAATAATCTAGAGATCCATCACTTGGAGTCTCCGGTTGAGCACGGGGATCCCATGAGAATGGCATACCGGCACTTTGCCAGCGTATCATATCGGGAATGATAAGATCTTTAAGCATATTCATTTGCCAATTTAAATGCCATTGTGGAAAAAATATAACCCAATCATCAATACCATCATCATCGTATTTATGCAATATAGATATTTGATATGTCCACTTTCTCCAAGAGCCGGCAGAAATATCCCATCTTCGAGCTTCCTCCCAACAAACTTTCATATAAAGCCAATAATCTATTTCATATTTTTTTGAACCTGATGTGGATGGGCCACCTTGGGCTCTGGTTTTTATCATATGCTTTAAATAATCATACGCATACATATCAGAAACACCATCGAGGTTTTGCTCGTAGCGGCCCTCATCATACCAATTATAATATGTAAACTTATCAGCTACCAAGTCTCTCCTAAGATCATCAACAGTCCAGTTACCACTTTTGCTGGTGCCAAAAATAGTTTCTCTCATGTTGTCATCATCTAAAAATTCCATTGTTGGTTCTGCCATCTTTTACTCCATTATTCTCAAAACTCTAGCTAGCGGGAAGGGTATCTTTAGTATCTCACCTTCTTTGCAATGCTGCTCTGTGGGTCTCTGATTGTACTGAGCTATCACCCACCACAAAGTTGAATCGTTATAGTATTTTGCTGCTATGTGATAAAACTTATCTTGTACTCGCCATGTGTGGCGATAATATGTTAAGCCATTGTCATCCGTATAAGATGGGTAACTTAATCTTTGAATTCTATAATGCTCTATGTTGCCCACATCTCGACTTTCAAATTGCTCTTCAAAGTTTTCCGATGTGTTGTTCATCACTCTTTGATTGTTATATCTAGACATTCATTTTCCCTCTAATAAAAGAAATTACCGGAGAACCATGAACCGTTCTCGGAATTGTAACCCAACTCATGTTCATGAAGAACTTGAAACCCAATACTTACATTCCACACTTTGGGATATAGATTGCCACCTTTGCTAAAAAAACCCATATCTAGCGATGGCTTTATGGTGCATGCCTCAATCCAGCCCATCAGTCCACCCTTGGGGCCTTTAATTAAGTTTGCAAATCTAATTCTAACTAAAGGCGGTTTTGCTAAAGTTTGCTGGTGGCTCTGAAGGGTGTCTCCTTTGACCCCAGTTGCTAAATATGAAGGATAAAGAAGTTTGGCCAATGAGTTACAGCGACCTTTGTTGGAAATAGCTTCATCTAGATTCGATGCCGGTACATCCCATGCCAAAGACATATTTCTTTTAGTTCCCTTGAACATGCCAATCGGATCATTTCTACCAAAAACCTCTTCGGTTTGCCAATTTGGAGAAAATGCATTTGAATAGTCCGTTAGAAAAGCTTTAAACTTCACGGAGGTTGCACCCTTGTTGACCGCACTTTTAATCTTCAGCCAACCTCCAGTGCAATCAGCATATTTTTTTGAAAAGTCGCTACCGTAAGAACTGCCGCTTGAGCCACCGCCGCCGGAAGTGGTCTTGGTTTCCTTGATTGTCCCGTCTTCCGTTTCTATGCCAAAAGCATCGGCGGTCGCAGCGAAGCGGTCTTTTAATTTCTTTTTTAAATCTTCAAAAGCCATAAATTAATCTCCTAAGTTTTCTTGTTGTAATTTGCAACCACATCTTCAACGTATGTCTCAAAGGCATACCCATCTATATCTAGTCTAATATGGAAATCATCCACCTGATAATCCTTAGGGTCAAATTTTGTCACCTCTGCTGTAACTGCCAACTTATTAAGGTGAACTTGCCTAACTGAATTTGAAAGGTCTTCTCCTGACATTACAGCCAAACTCTCCAAAACTGTTAAAATCTCTATTCTTTTGTCTCCGACACCCAACTCTTCATCAATTGCGTTCATTGCTTTACTAACGCCTCTTATTTGGTCGTTAGTGGTAGTCATATCAATATTTTCAGTAGCAGACATCATGCCTTGGAACGCACCAGTAACATCACCTTGAGCTTGTGCTATCGTGGACACTTCTGCTGCGTATGCTGTCATTGCATTTAATGTTTTTCGAAGGTTGTATCCCCCAACAAGAGCCAATGGGTTGCCCAATTTTATCATTGTTGTTGACAAGCCACCGAAAGCATCCATAACTTTAAGTATTTCCTTAGAAGACGTAGCAGCTATCTTGGCTAGCTGATGGAAGCTTTCAGCCATTTTTGCCACCTTGGTGATAAAAATAGTAGCCAGAGCCATAAGAATGCCCATGGTGATAGCTATACCTAACAATATGGGTGTAGCGACTGTACCGCCGGCTGCAAATTTTATCAGACCCAAAGCAGCCACAAATAATGACGGACCTAGAACATACGCAGCAACAGCCAAAGCACCGATAGCCACCGCACCTTCTAATCCAGTTTTACCAACCTCTGCTATTCCCAAAATCATCTTCGATATACCCTCAGCCATGATACCAATACCAGTGGCTGCTAGAAAAATAGCACCGCCGATCATTAACAAGGCCACTCCAAACAAAAGCGTTGGTTTAGCTGCGGCGCCCATAAAGAAACCAGCAGCAACAGCCAAGCCGCCAAACACAACCAATGCAATCCCAAGGCCCATCAGCATTGTCTTAAGACGCTCCCAGTCTTGGTCAGATAAGCCCTTCAAGCTGTTGGCTAAGTAACCAATACCACCAGCGGCGAGGCCAACACCGGCTAAGATTGCTCCCAATGCTGCGCCGAGCATAAGCATGCCTTTGGCAGAAAACCTAGATGCGTTACCAGATGCTATCTTAGGGCCTACCGAGGCCCCTTCAGCGCCTGCATGGAGAGTAACGGCTTCCGCATTTATAATGGTTACCGTTGTGTTTGCTCCTTTTTCCACTGTGTCTTTTTTAAACAGAGCCCCCAAAAAAGCTTTTACTTTCGCAAACCCGCCTGTTGCTGCTCCTGCTGCAATAGTTGCTAACCTTATCGCTTTGAGGCCGCCGACAACGACACCATACATGAAACCCAAGGTCTTCATCACTTTTACAAATGCCAAAGTCTTAACAATAAGTGGACCCCATGTTGTTGCAAAGGTAACAAGTTTTGGTATAATATCTTCAATCCATTTTAAGAAAGCTGGTCCGTTTTCCGAAACAAAATTATGAAACCATATTTTCAGTTTCATGCGAACGTCTTCACTGGCTTTCATGGCATCATCAACTTTCTTCTGGCCTTTTGCTTGTTCCGCAGCTAAAGCTTGATTTTTCTTGTATTCGTCATAGGTGCCGTTTAGGACTTTGGCTGCTTCATCAACATTTTTGAAGCCTAATTGTTCAGCAATTAATTTTTGTTTAAAACGATCCATTTGACTAAACTGGATGCCCTTCATTTTAAACTCTTTCATAACAGTCTCAATTCTTTGCTCTTCCGTCATCATTAGCATTTCTGTTTGACTAAATTGTGTTCCCAAAACAGCATTAAGGCCTGCAACAGTTTTTGCTGCGGAGTCAAATGTGTCAAATTTACCGGCGACTGCTAGCAAGGAACTCACCTCAACGCCTGCGGCCTTAGCCATGCTGGCTAGTTTTCCAAATATTTGCGTTTGCATTCGAGGGCCGTATACTGCTAATGTGGCTGAGGCTTGTTGGAAGCCATCCATCATATCTTTGGTTGTTACACCGATGGCATCTCCCATACGCATAAGCTCATTGGTCATATCGTTGATCTGTTCCACATTTAAACCCCGAGTATTCAAACTGCTGCTTATCTTCATAAACGTGTCCATCGACACCCCAAGAGCATCAAACTTGGTAGCTTGATCTGTTAAGGCTTTAGTTGATTTTTCGTCTGATGTTATTCTAGAAGACACTGATGTGCTTAAGGCCATATAAGCCTCTTGTACTTTTTTGGCCTCAATCCCAAGATTGCCTAATTCTAGGGACTGCTGTCTTATTGAGTCAGAATATCTTTGATTTCCGGCATAGGCTCGGGCGACTGCGTTAGTTGCTTTGTTTGTCGCCAACATCCATTCAATGGTTTTCTCGACCATTGTTGCTAAAACAAAAAGCGGGATATTGAGCATTGCGGTTCCCATTGACTTAAAAAACTGTACAGGTCCGCCTTTGGCAATGATTTGTGTAAATTTTAAAAACTTACCAACATAAGTGTTCATAAAGTCGCCACCGAGACCAAAGAACTTCAACGAAGAACTAAAAAACTGATCGGATGCTTTTCTTGCTCTTTTTTGTGCAGCAGATAATTTATCATAACCTTGGACCAACTCTTGATTTTTATCCACCATCTTTTGCAAAGACTCAATTTGATTGTCCAAATTTGCTTTTGCCTGTGCGTCTAAATCATTTCCTGCTTGGTCTCTTTTTTTGATTGCTGCTGCTAGCTCATCTTCGGCTGCTTTGACAGATGCATACAAAGCAGGCATATCACCCATCAGCCGTTGCTCTTCAATTTGAAGCTCTAGATTAGCTAGTCGCATCTCTCTTTGGCGGCGAAGGCCCTCCTCGGTAGTTGGGTCATAGCCAATTCCGTCATCGCCACCACCGCCGACGCCAGCGCCAGAGGATTTTTTACTTTCTTTTTTGTTGGCCTTTTCCATAGCCTGTGTTAGTCTTTCGATTACTTCTATTAATTCTTGGTTTGACATTCAATGGACCTCCAGATTATTTAAATGGCCACTCCAAGCCTGTTAGTTTTGTAAACTTTGCAGAAGCTGCGTCAACCTCAGCTTTTTGTTTTGCGGTATTGGGGTGATCCTCTCCATATTTAGCCAAAGCAACAATATAATCACGCTCACGGCCCAGTGCCTGTGCGTATGCTTTGATATGGTGATATTTGCCACGAACTATGACATCAACTTTTGGTGGATCAAGCTCCTCTTCTTTAAGTGGGTTTTTCCCATCTAGTGTTGCAACCTTTGGCATATCTGGATACATAAGGTTCATCAATAATTGACTCCATGCGCCTAGTGCTTGATAGTAGGCTTCGTTCAATAAAGGGTCTTTGCTAAGGTCGATTTCCATTTTTGTGGTACTCCGTATGATATAATTAGTTTCATAAAAAAAATGCCCTCACGGGCATTAATTATCTTTATTTCTTTCTAAGGCTGTCGTATTCTTTCTTTTCTTTTTCATAGTGGTCAACCAATTTTTGAAAAAAATATCCCCTAAGTCCCACAGGTAGATTATAAGCTTCAATAAATGACCAGCCACCATGCATTTTCATACTAAAAAATACATCATAGATGCCCTTCATGTAATCAGGCGTCAGGCCAAAAAAAGTCTGCCCCAAAGGGCACCTCCAGTTCCTGTTCATGGTCACAGGACGGACATTCAAATTCTTTGGTGATTTTCACATCTGGTGAAATTTCACGATAAACGTTTTTTAAAAAACGCATATCTTTAGCAGGTGCATTTTTGAGGAAGTGATCCAATACACGCCGTTCGCTGTGTCCCTCCACAGAAACAATCATTCTTTGATATTGTAGACTCATCAAATTTTCTGGCATTTTGTTTTTCTTATTTGACTGAGAAACGTGAGTTATCCACTGTTCGTCTTCTCCTGTCATAAGCTTTAGCTCAACTTTGAATTTTGTTGCTGGGCAGGTTACAAGAAAGGTTCCATTTTCTGTCCTTTCCATCTCAGCAATTGCTGTTCCGGTTTCAGAACCATTCCAAATAGCTGGGCTTTCCAAATCAAATGAATGTTTGGATTTTTCTCCGCAGGCGGGGCAGGAAACTAGGGTTGTGTATTCTCTTCCGTAAGCAGACGCTCGGGCTTGAATCAAAACAGCATTTCGATCACCGGTTAGCATTGTCTTGGGGTCGATTGTTTTATTCAAAATAATGCTTTGTAACAATCTTTCTACAGCCATGTTCTTTCTGAGTAGTGACCTTGAAGTAAGAATGTCTTCTTCTTTGGCTGTCATATATTTGATTTCTAGAACCTCCTTTCCATGAAGTGGGTGGGTTTTTGCATAACCCACACCTCGGGATGGAAGCTCTACAAAGTCGGTTGGAGTAACAAACTCCAAGGGAGACCTTGTTGGTGTCGTGGTTGCCTCGGTGGCAGCAGTAGAATTATCTGGATTGACTGGTCCAGTTCTATCTTCATTGTTTCTCATTATTACTCCGTATTTAAATATTAGCGCCTATCAATTGTTCGTTCTTGTTTTTTCTCTTCTTTTTTAGCGTCACCCTTGGCATCGGCGCTACCGCCAGTTGGTGAGCCAATGTTTAAGGTTGCACAATCATATGCTATGGTCATCTCAACCGCTAGTATCTCATCATTTTCATATGACATATCTCCAAACTTAGCACCAGTTAGAGCCCAGTTTTCTATTTCCCAATATTGAAAAGCCTTTCCGTCTGGTTTCAACTGTTCTATTATAATTGGTCTTCCAGATTTAAATTTAGATTTTGAAATACCATCAACCCCCGTACAATCACCGGGACAACGATACCCAGCAGAAGTTAATAAAGTCCGCAACATTAGTGCAGAGGTGCCGGCTTCCACCAAGGTTATCTGTATATCATTCCAAGTAAGCAACCCCGGATATTTAAATTTATGATTAACCAATTGAAAAGCTTGGCTGGTGATTTCATAACTTGGAAGTTGAACTGACTTAGCATACCACAATTGTTCGCCCATTGTGATCCTAAATCGATATTTCATCAAAGGCTCAGTGGTTGGGTCTGTCCAGAATGCCATAAATCACCTCTACTAAATTCCAGATTGGTTCCTTGCGTCGGTTTTTCCACCTGACACTGCTGAGAAATGCTCGCCTTCCTCAACAATACAGACAGCCCAATCATAACGGAACTCAATGCTAATTTCTCTTAATTCGTCAGAGTCATAAGACAATTCGCCGTATTTAACTGATTTAATAAATGGATTTTCTAATTGCCACTCTTCAATAGTCTTTCCGTCTTGATCAATAACCTCAATGATAACTTTTCCAATTGCAGTTGTGGCTTCAGCTTTAGACATTGAGCCCCAATCTTCTGTTCCGTTTGCTTCTGATGGTACATAGTATCCGGAGCCAACTAACATCTTGTTTGTGATATGGACAGCATCTGGATCTGCGGGATCAACTAAAGTTGCTTCGATGGTATTCCACTCAACTCGTCCGGGGAAATAAAAGGTCTTGTCTACGAAAGAATGCTTTACTTCTCCAACAGTAAACTGTGGAATGGTAACTTTCTTTGCAAACCAGATGGCATTGCTGACTGTTCCAGATCCACCTACGGCAGAGATGGTTAGTCTAAATCTATATTGCCTCTTAGGCTCTAGTGCTGTTGAAGTCCAAAATGACATGTGTTAGTTTCTCCTATTTATACTCTAACTAGTAAGTTTATTAAAATTCTACGCCAGTTCTTGTGATGACAAAGTCAACAACAATAAACTCAATTGCCCGGGCAGGCTTGACAAAGATCTTAGCGTATAAGATGTTTTGATCAATAAGATCTGGTGTTGTTGTGGTCTCATCTAGAACCAATTTGTATTCTGTAATACCTAAGCGGCTTTGAACTTGGTCCAAAACAACCTGAGCTTGGGATCGGAATCTCAACCAAGTTGACTGAACGTTTTGATCAAACAAAATGGTATCCGCAATACGACCAATGGTCTTCTTCAAGTAAATCATCAAGCGTCGAACATTAATTCTGTCCAAAGCAGATGGGGTCTGTTGAAGAGTTTTTTGACCAAAGATAACAACCTCATTGATTGCAGGAAATCTAGCAATTGGATTAACGTTGCTCTCATAAAGATCATCGCGGTTATCTTTAGTAAGATGTTCCCAAGTTCCAACACATCGTGGACCTTGAAGGCCACCGAGGATTCCAATTCCACCTCGATTAAATCCAGCGGGAGCGAACCAAGGTTCAGAAACTGCCTCAGAGCGGGCAATCGCACCAAGGGCCGCTACAGAAGGTGGAGCCATGATGACATCGTTGTTACCATTGGTAGTATCTCGCAATCGAATCCATGGATAGTAAGTGGCTCCATAGCTTGTGTTTAGTTGTCGACCGTCAAGATCAGAAATAGTAGCCTGAATAGAGCCAGTTTGATTTACTACTGCCTCAACACCTGCTGGTTCAAATCCTTTGGTTACGTCAACAATACCAAGAGAGTCTCCACGGGTAGAGCAAATTTCCAAAACTCTATCAGTTATAACGTCACGAGTTATACCCGGTGCAGAAAGCAGATCATACGAGACAACCTCTGCATCTTCTATGGTTTTAAGGGCTTTCATAACAGAGTTAACTGCGTAATTGTTTCCTTCTTGGTTGCTCGAACCATCATTCAAAACTTTATTTGCAAATGGGTTTGACCACTTAATATTGACACCTTCAGCGCCCCCAAACAGGGCTGTTTTAAACTTGCGAACTCGAAGAGTATTAACAAGATAATCAGTACCACTAAGAGCAGTTACAGACTCTCCTAAGCCACCAGCATTAGCTCGCGAACCTTCTTTGTAATACACAGAGCCAGAAGTTTCAGCCCAAACAACATCGTCCAAAGAAAAGAAGTAAGAAAATTCTTGATCTGTTCCGGGGTTGGTCGATTCATTCACATGTACATCAAACTTTGTTGTGCCACCTGCGTGGTATGCACCTGCTCGAACCAAGTCCACATAACTTTTATCTTGTGTGTTTGAGCCATCTCTGGTGTGGCTAACTCCCAAGAAATCAGAGTAAGCATAGTTTGACTTTGCAGAACCTTTTGATTTCTCAGTTGATAATTTCAGTCTTGGGAACTTAAAATTAACTTCTCGACCAGTTCCCACATTCACATCATCCATAACCACGTTGTTGGCGGCGTGGCCATGAGCCAGATTGTCGTCAATACCAACAATAGAGTTGTCAAGTGTGTGGTTACCACCAGCACCAGCCGGTGCTTTCTCAATATTTGCAACATTTGATCTAATATAGATATCTTTATGCTTAACTGGGCCTTGAACACCGAATGGAACAGCAGACATATTTTGCAATGATCCATTGGTCACAGCCTCAGCTAATTCAACATAAATATAATCTGAGCGGTTTGCGTACTCGCCTCGAATATTGTATTTTCTTTGAGTATCATTCCAGACTTGATATTGATCTCCAACCTTCTTAGCGATGTAGTTGCTAGAGCCGGGGTTAAAGTTCAAATTCTTGAATTGCTCAACTTTATTGCCATCCATATCTAAAACATAAAGATGGAAAGTGGAATAAGGATTGACACCGGATCCCAATCTAGAAATTTCAATACCAATCTGATAATTCTTTTGGAGCCATTCGCCTTCTGCCATAGCATTGACACGGAATAATTTTTCTTGAGTCGCTACATCATACGAACCTGTCATAAGCTTAGTGTTCGAGCTTGGGTCTTGAGCCACAAACCATCCAGTTTTTGCTGCTTGGGATGGCCTGTGATGTTTGCCAAAGTCAATACCGGAGCTTGGGTCTTTACCCATATGAAATAAAACACCGAACTGCTTGCCGGCTGTTTTATCGACAGTGATGAATCGTTCAATTGATTCTTCGTATGTTTCTCCCAAAAACAGATTCTCGCCAGCAGCGGAAATGTTAGAGTTCATTTTTTGTGGGTTTGTGTTAAACACATTTCTAATGTAACCTTGGGTATTAAGACCTGCGCTGTTGTCAAAGTGGAAAACAAAACTTGCTGTTGCATTGGTGGCAGTTATGTGCTCTAGCTTGAACTCACACATTTTACCTGTTCCTTCTTGTGCGGTAAGAGAGTGGACGGCGTGGCCTGCCATGGTTTTGCTTACATTAGCACGATTTTTACCATTAAGTCGTAGGAAACCTTTGTCAACATAAAACATTGCGGCCAGTGCACCGGTAACATGGTCTGCTGCACCGTCGGATCCAGTATTAAACACAAACAACCCATAGGCTCCGCCAGCATTGGCGACTTGTGTTTTGGAAGCGTTAATGCCTCGCTCTGTGCTCCAGCCTGCTCGGATACCAGAAGACTGACCTGCTTGTTCTTCACCAGCTAAACGTACAAATGTAACCGGAGAAGTTTCAGATGCTAACCATGCTTGGGCTGCATACATACCGTATGTTGGGGCAGTCAAATATCCATTTCGCCAAACATCAGCTTGAAGTCCTTTGCCGCTAAGTGGTGCGCCGAAAACTTGTACAAAGTCTTCAAGGCTTTTTACTCTAACTGGTCGCATCGAGGGGCCTTGTGGTGCGGTCCCTACAATCATCAATCCATCGCCAGATAAATTTTCCGGCAATTGTGATTGGTCAATTTCACGGAGTTCAACCCCGGGTGATAAAAAATCAAATTTAATAGGCATTAAGAAACATCTCCTTTTATAACTATATCTCGTAGTAAATAGTATCTTATTAGTTCAATATCCATTATTCTCTATATTTACCATCATCTTTCGCCCATGGACGTTTATCGTCCAAAATGACTCGCTCTCTGCTGATTCTTACCTCAACTTGTGTTTCTCTGATGGTTGTCTTGGGTCTTCTTTCGTTTTGCTCGTCTCCAATTAAATAGCCCAAAACTTTAACAGTGACCTTGGTTTCGAATTTTCTTTCGTCCTCAGCCAAGTTTGTTCTATTATTTGAGCTAGCAAAATCTTGCTGTATAAAGCCCTCGTATTTGTTGTTGTCTACACCAAACACAAACCCATTGATGTTTCCAATTCTTGTGATGAACGGAGTCAACATGGTATTTAGCTGCTGTTGGTACTCTGACCTTAAAGTTATGTTATACATAACGGTAACATGAACAGGGATTGGAATGTAAACCTCTTCATAGACAACTTTTTTGTTTGTTTTCTTTCCTGTGTATTCGTCAAAATTGTCCTTGGTCTTACCTTGGACTGACTTTCTAAAATCTTTGTTTGCAAAGTCTCTTGTTTTTGTCTGCTTGATTCTCCGAGAGACCAATATCGATCCTCCCTTGTAATCTCCAACAAATTGAGAATTTGGTGGGAAGTGCGCTTGCATCCCACCTTGAAACTGTGGGTCTTTAGCTATTGAATCTCTATTGATTGTTATCATTGGGAGAATCAACTTGCCAACGGAGTCTCTTAGTTCCTTATTATTTTTTATTTGAAAAGCTCGCTCTTGGCCTTGCCACATAACGGGAACCTTTTTCCATCCTTTGTTTGACCTTGTTGATATATTTAAGGTCTCGTTGACCCAATTGTAGAAAGCAAGGTCAATTGTTTCTATATTTGACTCTATGATCTCTGTGTCTATATTATTCTGCATTAAATAGTCCATCCCTTGCTCTGATACACTCAGCTATGATTTCAAACTGATTATCTGCCTGACCGAAAAGATGTTTCGGTTCGCTCTTCTTAACTATCTCGTAAAATATGGAACCGTACTTAACAAAGTCGCCCTCGCGGACAAAAAGGTTTTGGTCTTCTGACAATCTTCTCTTATGGAACATAACTTTGAGTGCGGTTTTTTTATCTAGACCGACATTTTCCATATACATACTCTCAACACCTTGATATTCAACCCTAGCGTATACTCTTACCGGAGGTAAGAAAGTTTTTTCTATGGCCTCGCCATAAAGCGGGTGATAGTTGGTGTGATCCATGTCAATTGCGAAATAAAGTATTTCTTGACCCACAACACGTTCAATAATCTCGTCGTTGACTTGCTTGACAAGATCTTTCTCCTTTGTTCCGAAGAACATCGGTGGTGGTGGTTGTGTTGGCTTATCCCATTCGTTATCAGACATCTAGATTACCCCACAAACACCGGCAATGGTGACTTTTCTTGAGTTTTCAAGGTGTTGTCGGCCATGGAAGACTCCTTCTCAAGAAGTTTATCGTATGTCATTGCATCAAGTATCTCTTTTAGCTCTGTTCTGAGAGCATTTTGCTCTTCTTTGGCTTGGCCAAGTAGATCTGAGGCGTTTAAGGAGATGTTATCTCCGGGAATTGGAACATTTCCTCCAAATTTACCTCGGACTTGACCAAGAGTTTCTTTTGAAAGCGCCAAAGCAAACCTTCGAATCCACTGTTTGCCTATGGCGTTGATAGACTTAAAAGGAATATTCTCAAATGGCAGATTATTCATGTTATTCACACCGTTTAAGCCGTCCTCGTTGTTGCCATCGTCCTCGAATGGGCCGGTTTTGATTGAGAATCTAAACCAGAACTTTTGTGGTGACGCGTTGCCAAAAGGAACGGGATATAAACGTAGCTTGTTGTCTATTAACTCATAGGAATAGTGCGATGTTCTCGTATAAAGATGGTCTTCATAGGCTACCGCCTGCATCTTGTTGTGCCATGACGGAATAACCTCAAATGAGCTATCATCTGTGTATTGTCCATAGTTATGCATGTTGCCCACAACATTCAACCCACCATAATATCCATAGAACCTCCACACAGCATAGGGTGTTCGGTAGAACACGTTCTTAATAATGATCCTTTTGTTGCCAACCTTTTGATAAAATGCTAAAGAATTTGTGCCGGCTGCTTGAGTT